TCTTGAGTTCTAGCACGATCCATCATTTTATCATGCTTCATTTTATCTGCTTCTTTTTCTTTTTTAATTCTTTCTTTGGTAGCTGATACATCTTCAGTTTGATTCCAAAACTTTTCTAGATCGTCTACAGTTTTTAACCATGCTTCCGATTGCATGTCTTCGCTTACAGCTTTCTCTAATTCTTTAGCTTGACCACCATGTGCTTTGCTGGCACCTTTTAGTTTTTTAATTAATTTTTTTACTGTAGGCAAGTCGTCTTTATTTAATTCTTCATCTTTCTTACCATACATCTTTTCATATTTCTTAGTATGTTTAGATTTTTTAGTTTTCTTGAAGTCGCCATCTTTATCTAAATCTCCTGCAGCAGGATCGTATCCTGTAGGATCGTCATCAGATTTTTTAGCATCTCTTTCAAACTCAGCTTTTCTTGCTTTCTTATCTTTATTAGAAACACCTTTATAATATTGGTCAGCTTCATCCATAGGATTTTTTAATCCACGAAGTGGCTCATCTCTACCTGATTTCTTTTTCTTATCTTCTTTATTAGCAACTGCGTCCCAGTTCTTCAATGTATCTTTTAAAGAGTTCATTGATTTACCCATAGGATTAGATACATTTAATTTTTGAGCAGGTCTACGAAGTGAATTGTATTTGTTTAAGATTCCTTCAGATGCTCCTGGAGACATCTTACCTTTAGAGCCATCTCTAAACTCAAAAGTGTAATTGCCTTTTAGATTAATATTTTTTCTTAATTGTAATACGATAGGATCTACACCAGAACCAGAAACTTCATTTACAAACTGCTTGAAGGATTTACTTTCTACAGCAAACTTTCCTTGTCTCATAATAGCTGGTAAATATTGTCTGTCATAATCTATTCCTGCAGTCTTAGCAGTCTGTAGCATTTTGCTTACAATTTCAGCAAACTCAGGAGTGACTCTTTTTGTTCTTAATTTTCTAAGACCAAAGTTTATAAGTTGTGTTGGGTTTGACATCTTCTCAGGATTATCAATACCCATAGAACCAGCAATAATTCTAGCAACTTTAATTCTGTCAGCAGAAGTAAATCTAAATTTATTTTGTGGATCTATTTTAAGATTCTTTTGTTCTTCTAATTCTTTTCTCATATTTGGTTCCTTAGATAGTAAGTCAGCCAAATCAGCATTTATCTTATCTAGATAATCGTGTTTTTCTAACTCACCAATACTATTTAGACTATCTGTAAACTTCATTTTTATGATAGAATCAGCTCCAGCTTCTTCTACTAATGCGAATCCTCTTTCAGCTGCATCTTCTAAAATCTTACAAGATTGGTCGATTAATTTTAAACATGTTAGAGTAGCAACTGGATCTTTATTAGATTCAAATAGTTCTAAAAATTTATCTTTAATTTCGTAATAATTATGTAAGTGTTCAGTTGTGTACCCTTTATAAACTAATTCATCTTCATAGTGATAATCGTTTACAATATTTTTTGCAGATATCTGACGAACTTCGTGTAGCCATTTTTTAGATACATTGCCATCTTCGTCAGATACACTAATATAATTTGCTCCACGATCCATAACTTCGTAGACACCTTTGTCATCTTCTACGACTGAACCAATGTTGAATATTTTTTCTGCTATGTAATCTTCTCTTAATTGAGAAGTTGGTAATACTATTTCTTCTCTAATAGGTGGAAGACCCATACCTTTTCTGACTTCATTAAATAACCTTTTGCTGTCAGCAATTGTCATTCGTCTAGGAACACCCTTTTTAAAGTCAGTAAATTTACCAGAACTAGCAGCAGTTCTCATTTTAGTTGCTGACATTCCCTCAGCCATATCAGAATCAGGATCTCTACGACCTGATGATAAAACTGTTATCTTGTCAAAGTTGTAATCTTTACCATTATATTGGTTAAGCAATCTCTTATACTCAGCAATTCTATCGCTACCAGCGATTAATGTTAGTTCTGTAATCTTGTCTTTAGTATTAAGATGCTTGGCAACTTCTATTATTGTTCTTTGGTTAGGCGACTTCGTTGGCACGAAAGGAGCATTCACACCGAACATTCTCTTCATGTAATAGATCTTGCGTTCTTGTTTTAATGGATTTTTCTTTTTGTCTTCAGTAGCTGTGACATATATTTTGGCAGGACTGCCTTTAGATCGTGCATATTGAGTGACTTTATTGATAAGCAATTCGTGACCTGTTGTTGGAGGATTAAATCTCCCAAATCCGATAACTATTTTTTTGCTAGGCACTTCATTTAGAAGTGTTTTAAAGTCTTTCATTTATGTTTTCCCATCGATTAATAAAGAGCATTTTGCTCGCAATACCTATATTTAGTATCTTACTTATTCCAACCCTTGAGAATTTCTGGAGAAAAATTCAAACGAGAGAACTCTAGTCTATCTACTAATTTTACAGCTTTGCCTGACATCTTGTCAATAGCCACAAATCCTTCAACTCCAGTCACTTTAAACCCATTGCGAGTTCTGACAAAAGTCTTCATAGATCCTATTTGGTTCATCTTGTTGATTAGTGTTTGCTTCGCATCCACCATTAAATTCATCAAAGTAAATATCTCAACGATTTTTTGTTTATCATTTATGAAGAATGCTAATACATTATTCTTCTTTTCTTTCCAAGTCTTCTTACCAGCTTCTGTTTTCTTGCTATCTATTTCTTTCTTGTACTTATTAGCAATATGATGAAACAGTTGTGTCACATGCTGGTTTGGGTTGGTAATTCTTTTTCCTGCTTTTATCTTAGTATTATTAAATGCCTTGATATTAACGAGCAGGTCTTTATTAGCTTGAATACCATTTACAACTTTAGCATCTATCTTTCTAAACTGTCTTCCGATATCTGCAAGTTGCTTAGTAAAATTAGCAGTTTCTCCTGCAGTCATTACACCTTGACCTGAGACATCTTTATAAGTAGCATCGTCAAACCAAACATCGCCACCTAAAATCCCAGGCTGTTTCATTTTCTTAGCAATGTTTTTACCAAACGATGCTCTAAGAGTATCGAATGTATTTCCAGTATATTCAGTATGCCAGACAATACCCATGTGAGCACGACGAATATCATTTGACAATGGAGATATAGCAGGAACAGCATAGACAATAGTATTAGGTTGAAATGTCACCATAGACTGACCATCTATATCTTTTAGTTTTAAATCATTACGACCTGCCCACATTAAGTCTCCTTGAAAGATACCACGATCTGGTAGAATCTTGGGTAAATACCTCAAGCAAATTAATAGCTTTGCTTGTAAGTCCCCAGATGTATCTTTCTTAACATCGGCAGGTGTATAATAAACTTTAGGATCTTTATTGAAGATACCTTTTTTCGCAACAAACTTTTTGCCATTTCTAGGATCTGTACCAGCAAAGATTGCTGGAGCACCATCCCATTTAACAGTAGCATTTACTTTTCCTACAGATTTACCTGCTAACAAGTCACGCATACCTTGCATAAAGTTTATAGCACGACGAGTACCAGCAACTCCCTCATCAAAAATAAGATCTTCAATATGCTCCATGTGAACATTCTTTTGTTCAGTTAGCATTGTCTTAAAACTTTTTACCATTTATTTTTTGTTCCCTAGGAATTTAAAATCATATTCTTCTACACATTCAAGTGCTGGTTCATGTGCCACAGAATACTTACCAATTTGCAAATTTGTACCAGCGATAAATTCACCATTACTCATTTTCATATATAAAATTTCTTCCATTAGTATTGCACCCACTCTTGAGACATTCTTTCTTCATAGATTAAATCCATAAGAACATCTCTTGGTTTTTCTGAATAGTGAAGAACTATCTTTCTAGATATAAGTTCTTTCACAACTTGTTGAAGACTCATGTCAGCAACTTGGTCGCTGACTTGGTCAATTACTATATCGTTTCCTGGATGTGACATTATTGACCCTCCGCATAAGTTAGTTCAGAAGAGAACTGTTCTTTCCAGAACTCTTCAGTTTTAATTTCTTTAGACATACAAGTTTTGTCAACTTGGTCTAAAGTAATATGACCAGCTTCATGTAAGTCAAGAAGCATATCACCGAATGGCTCTTGGTTATTAGAATTCCATCTAACGATATTCATATCATCTATATGAAACCCTGACGAGTTAAGAGCAAACTCTACAGAGTTTGAAGTAGTCGACCACTGGTTATCAAAAAACTCAGATTGCCTTTTGTAATCTCTACCAGCGATTCTGATTTCATCAACACCAACTAATTGGTTCTCAAGAGAATGCATAGTTCTTTGATAAGAACCTTTTTCCTCAGTCATTTTTAAAATTGTCATAGTCATATTTACCTCACTTTTTATCAATTTATAATACTATCTTACTATATTTTGAAGCAAAAGTAAAGGATTATTTCACTTTTTTTATACTTTTTTATTATATAAAAACAAGGACTTATAACTTAATTTATCAAATAATATATAGAGGACTCGTCAGATAGCTTTTTAGCAGTCAAATAGCAGAATTGCATGTGGTCTTTAAATTTATTCTTGGGTAATATTAACATCGAGTACATATATGATGTTATATTTACGAATCTATCTTTTTGTAATTGTGTTGTTTTCTTATCTTTTAATATCTTTTCTATCTCAGCGAAAGATTGAATGGTATTAGAAAGTCTTCCATATTCACCAAACATTTCTTTCATCTCAGCGAGAGCAATTTTCATCTGTGCTGGTGAGACTGAAGTAGATCTTAAACTGTAAGCAAATTTATCTTTTATTTTTAATGTGTATGCCTTTGCGTCAATACCACCTATCTGAGAACCAGCACTTTTATATCTACCCTCTAGTGATACATTTAATGTTGATGCCGATGCCTTAAACCCACCACGAACTTGAAAGCCAGATCTTGTAGATAATATAAAGTTTGCAAATGTATCTGATAAATCCATCTGAGAAAAGTTAAAATCTATATCCAATTTTTGTTTAAACATCTGTCCTGGATCTACAACTGATAGTTTTGCTTTTGGACCTTCTACTTGTTTTAGTGATATAGGAATAATTTCTTTGCTCTTAACTTTTATTGCCAACTGTTCATTTAATTCTGCAGGACTTCTAGTATCTAAAAGATAACTCATATCACATTTTCTATTAATAATCCAAACATCGGCAGGGTTCCAGTTGTCATTAGCTTTACCTGTTATTGCTCTAGCATGTTTATATAACTCTTTCGTTCTAATACCACCTTGTCGTTCAAAGTCAAACTGACCTTTTAGTTCTAGAGTTTTAAATACTTGTAGTTGTTTTATGGCTGAAGTATAAAATACTTCGTCTAAATTATTTTTGGTTTCTTTTTGTTGTGCTTGTACTAATTTAATAACATCATCTTCTTTTAATGTCACTCTAGTATTAGTATAGGCACGAAGAACTTCCATAGAAAATAGTTCTTTTATTTCTGTAAGTAAATTTGTATTTGATTTAGCATTAGCTGAATAATGATTAAATAGAGCATTGATGCTATTAGCTTTTCCTTTTACGAGTAAGACTTTTTTCTTACTATCTAAAAACGAAATGGTATCTCTACCACCACCAGATAATTCTAATTCTTTATCAGCTTTATAATTTTTGAGAGTTATCTCAAACTTATCTGTTCCTGGAACTATTTTTAGAAGACGAAGTTCGTTCAGTAGTGTTTGTGATAGTTTCGTTTTAAAAACTACACAATGACCTTCGCCATAAGTCTGTTTGTTATTAGTAATACTTGCCATAATTACTATTTATTCTACTTAAATTTAGACAAATGTAAAGAACTATTTTGCTTTTTTTGCTTTGATATGTTTCGCTATTTTCTTAGCATATTCAGGCTTTAAGAAGTCTATCCTTGCCCATGGCTCTTTATTATATCCTTCTTCTTCTGCCCATCTCACAAAGTATCCTACTTCTTTACCATGTGCTTCAACTTCCCATGGGGAATCCCAATAGTCCATCTTCTTAGTATTATATGCTTTCTTCTTATAACGAGTTCTAACTCCATCAGAATACTCATACATATCACCAGATGCCCATTGTTTAACATGACACATTTCATGAGCAATAGTTTCTAGCATATGTCTTAACTTAGACTGTTCCTCTACCTGTATCTTAAATTTTTTTGGACGATATAAGTCATCATCAATCCAAGATAATCCCTGGACTTTTTCTTTAATGTATAAGTTCTTTTGAATATAGATGTTTACTGTGACAGATGTTCGGAGTCGAACATCCATGGTTTTTCTTGATACCCAGTGTGCAATGGATCTCACAAGTTTCCTCGTGTCCCTATCGCCACCTCTGACATTGATTATTGCTTTATCTCTGTACCAATTGTTTTGTGCCATCTGCTATATTTAGTTTTTCCAAGATATGATTTATTAGGACTAATTGATCCTCTGAATCGTTATTATTAAACTCCTCTATATAAGGCATGATGTCAAAGTTAGATAATATGTTATTTATCTTGGTTCTCCTTGATTTCAGGAACTTCTCGTCCTGATTGTCTGCTCTGGAGACATGTCTTTCATCTAGGGTACTTGGGTCTGCCTTCATGTAAATTATGCTCATATCGTGTCCCTGAGTAAGCATTTCTGTAAGAAATGAGCCTGAAAACAGTCGATCTCCCTCAAATACGATATTCACTCCCGATGGAGCATAAGAATCTTTAAACCATTCTATTGCCTTTGGCTGTACTGCCATTGACAATCTATCAGTGCCACAGAACATGTGTGCTTCATTGAAATAATCTTTTCCGAGAACAATAGTATTAATGTCTTTACACCACATACCATATAATAGATCTGTAAGTTTTACATCTTCCCATTTATATGGTTTCATCCATTGTTTCATCAATGTTGATTTACCTGTTGCTGGTTCTCCACCAATCGCTATAATCATTATTCTCCTCCAGAGTCAAAGAAATCTTTATGTCTACAATTTTCTTTATCTACTAATTCATGCTGTAATAGTACACATGTGATATCAGGATTTATTCTTTCGATCTCTTTTATTTGTATAGGATCGTCATCAAAATGTATTCCTATTTCTATCTCTCTTTGAACTCTTAACATCTTTATAACATTGCCTTTATGGATACCAGAACCTTTTCTAGTTTTATTTTCAAACCTTGCTGGATTCATAAAGACTTCATTCTTAATACCTTTTGCAGATAGCATAGCAGAAGTTTCATCCCACTCATCTATAGATCTACCTGTAATAATGACATCACTTTTTCCTGGATAAACACCATCGTGCTTACCCATATAGATAACACCATCAATATCAAAAGTATTAATTTTAAAAGGATGCATGCTACTCATAATCAGTTTCACCTTTTTGATAGGTGTATATTAAATTTTTAGCAATAGGATTGTTTACAGTTAATTGTGGTTCAGTCATCTTAGTAAGTTCTCTTCTAGATAAAGCATCACATTCAAACTTAGCATCTTCTGTTTTTAATTGTACAGGTGGAGTCTTTTGCGTCCAAGCACTTGGACCTCTTAAGAAACCAACTATATTCATTTCAGAAGCAACCTTACAGAAACGAATAGCTGATACAACTACACCTCCTGAGTTTGGCGAATCTTGTACTGACATCCTTGCTGACATTTCATATCTAGCACCACCAAAACCATAAGCAACTATATCTAAGTTGGCAATCTTATTATCAGAGCCAACATATGTTCCTCCAGGTTTTTGGAATACTGTTAAACTTGGACCAGCATATAAAGTCATTCCTGCAGTAGATTCATCTCTAACTACATTCTGACCTTTTAAAACATTCTCTTTAGAAATATGTTTAGATTTTAATCTTTCTTTATAAGCCATATTCAAGAAGTCAGTATTTGCTGTTCTTCCTGTTCTAATATTTTCTTGACCTTGTGTAGATCCTGCTGCCATATTCATTTGAATATGTTGCGTCACTTGTAAACCTGAATCCAACATCGCACCCTGTAATACTTCAGATAATCTAGAAGCACCCCATGCCGATCTCATATCAGATCCTACAATAGTAAGATTAGAGTCAATAAACTTTTGTTCTATGACTTTTGTTTTTTCAGTTTCAATAAGTGTTGGAATACAGTTTACGAAATGAACACCAGCAAGTATTGCTGCATCTATATAGAACTCTGTTGCTTTTTCAGAACCAACAGGAAGATAATTTATAATTACATCAACCTTGTGGTTTTTTAATTTAGCAGCAACCTGTCCTTTAGATAAAGCAGTTTCTGCTCCTGTTCTAAATGAAACATTTTCTGGATAGTCAAGCATGTGTGAAGCAACACCATCTAGTTCTGGACTAGAATAAACCATACTGTCTTGTGATACACATGTATAATCTATTTCTTCTACATGATGCATAGCACAGTTTGGTTCTGCTCTTAATGCTTGTGCTAATGGTTTCCCAACTTTCCTAGGATCTACATCGAAGCCACAAACGAATTCGATATCATTTACAGTGTATCCTCCAATATCTGGATACATTAAACCTATTTTATCTTGGGGATTTTGAATATAATATTGTACACCTTCAACTAATGACTTTGCACAATTACCAGTGCCAATGATGGCGACCTTAATTTTTGACATATTGTTTCTCCTTTATATCAGTTTATTAGAGTGTGATATTTGACTGGATCAGAGTAGCACACTTTTCAATATATATAAGAATTCTATACTAGAATTTCTTAAAAGTAAACCTCCAAGCCAACTTTTTCTCCTGCCATTTTTGCTTGATATGCATCAATACATTTGACTGCTTCTTTTTCAAAAGCACCCTTGTTGTAGAACCAATTAGGATCCATTCCAGTTTCCTTATACATATCTGGCATAAATGGATAATCTTCATGGAGATTAATCATCTGACCAGTCTTTTTACATAAATCTCTTAGGGCAAGACTTTCCCTTTTTTTCTGTACGAGTGGATGATGTTTAGCAACAGCATCTTCAAAGAAAGCATCATAGTTCACTATGCCTTCCCATTGTTCTTTTAAAAATGTTCCTCTAGAATAATGGTCACCTGAAGAGTGTCCACCATAATCGCCACCAAGCATTAGTTTCTTATATTGACATAGATGAGATTCTAAAAGAAAATTTGTAAGAACTTTAGAATTTTTATCTGATATAGAATCTTTGGCTTTAGCATAAATATATTTTTCTTCATTATGTACATTTTCCATATCATTACTTGATAGCTTTGCACCTTTGGCTTCAATAAGATTATCCCAACCTTTTAAATAACAAAGACCAGATCTAACACTCCAGTTAGATTTGTCAGTAGCCAACATTGTTTCTGGCTCTAAAGGTACTTCAGCTGTTTCTTTTAATGCTTGACAAAATAACCATGTAGTCATTCTACCATATTTATGTATCTTCTGTGCTTCCTCATACATATTAAAAAAAGATTGACTTGGGTCATCTACTAATTGATTGTCTACCCATGCTTTAATAGAACCATAAGGCATAATCAATTCTTGCATAGATTTTACTTGTTCAGCAATTCTACCTTTATTATATTTTGTATCACGAGCATATCTTTGTTTATCTAAATGCTCAACATTCCATTCTTCTAATTCTTTTATATTAATTTCAAATAGATTTGGGAAGTTCCAATATATTGCCCAAGCCATTTCTGTTTGATAAGTACAACCAAATATTAAAGAGTACCAGAGTTTCTGTTCCTCAGTCATAGGTTTTTGTGTAGGGGATTTATCGCCAGTTGCATCACGATAAGTGTTAGCTGGCATGTAGTGGTCAAGATCGTTATAAGTTAGTCGCCAATCTAACCATAATAAGAATCCTTGTTCTCTATTCTCAGGGAGTCGCCAATCTTTATATTCTTTATCTTTATTATCTGGGTGTAAATATTTCATCGTTTATATAGAGTATCCATACCCCATATGTTTCTGTACTTAACTTCTTCACCTAAGAACATTACTTGCTTATCTCCTGGGACTAAATTTAATTGTTCTTGTAAAGGTTTGAAACCTTGCTCAATAAATTTGGCTCGTTGATTGCTTTCATAATCTGATAGTATTCTATCTGACCAGTGGAACTCTAAAGACATCTGTTTGATACTTTCAGGAATAAACCAATCTGGTTCAAAGATACGATATTCTTCACCCTCAACATCACACTTTAAATGTGTTGGTTGGTAAATATCAAATAATTTTTTTGCTTGTACTGTTGGAACTTTGACTTGATTTTTTCTCATGTTCTTCGCAGCATTACTTTTTGGATTAGTAGTGCCTGAACAAAATTCTTGTTTACTTCCTGTTAGATATAAAGTTATCTCAGGAATATCTTGAGTAGTGACTGCAGCATTAATTAAACAAAATCTTTCATCATGCCCTAGATTCTTTTCACATACTTCAAAATTTTCAGGATGACATTCTACACCAATATATTGTTTTATATTTGTATCAAGTAGCATTCTTCCGAAAGCACCTATGTTCATGCCCCAGTCCATAACTATGGCACCATCAAGATTATCAAAGTTTGAATAATTAGACAGGCATTGATTTACCATATCTTTATCTACATTAAGACCTTTGCCATCAATCTCACGAATGTATGTGTTTTTAAATATTCTATAATCCATTAAAAGAAATCTGCTAGAGAGGAAGATTGACTGTCAGGGTGGTATTGAGAAACCACATCACTTCCTAGTTTACTTTCAAGAAAGTCATACCATTCTTTCTCATCCCACATCCCAGGACTAATACCATTCCAAAGTTTTCTTTGTAGAGGATGTTCTTTATTAGTTCTACGAGCAATAACATAATCTTCACGAGCTCGTTCATAATCCCAGCTTCCTAGTTCTAACATCTTCTCTCTGAAATAACATACGAAAGATATTCGTTCAGCACTTTCATCTTCCATAACCATTGGTGTATTACCATGTATTCCTTCATGATTATTAATTAATAACAAATCTCCAGGACGAATATTAATAGCAACTTTATATTCAGGAAGTATTAGATACCCACCAGAATATTTACCATTATTTGATACGACTGTAAGATTAGAGAATCCTTCATGTAAATCACCAAAGTCTCGATGATAAGCTGTTCTGAAAGTTTTATTAACAGTAGCAGTAGTAAATGGTGTCCCAGGAATAATAAACTTTGAATCTAGTTTATCACATGCTTCCATTTGTTTACCATACCTGACTGGCAATAGTTCTTCAAATCCTTTAGATAATTGTTGTAAGAAAGGGAATCCTTGTTTAAACTTCTCAGGATTATCTCTAGTGAAAGTTGTAGGACGACCAAAAGGAATACGAGGATATCTATCAAAGAATCCTGCGATACCTGAGAAAACTGAATTAGCATAAGAAGTTGTAGATGTTAATTTATCATTTACTCTTGTTGCTTCTGTAATCATTTCATCTCTAGGCAATACTCTTACTTCCTCAACCCAGTTTTCAAATACGAAATCTTCTTCAGCTACTTTCTGTGCCAACCAGACTTTACCACGACTGTCATCGGCAATCTTTTCTCTACCTTTATATTCTTGTCGTATAGCTTCTACAGGATCCGAGCCATCAAGTGTAGCTGATGGTGACATAAAATATTGTAGTAAAGCATTATGATAATTAGTGACCCAATCTCTAGTTCCTAGAGCAACTGTTTTTTCACTACCTGCTGCGAGACCACGATTCTCAGTGGCACCTGCTGCTTCACGCAAACCATTATATGCTTCATCTTGTTGTTCTTGTGTAAACCAATTTTTTCTAAACTTAAATATAATATTGGCTTCAGAGTTTTCTTCACCCATAGGAGTGGGTGCATAAAAGTCGCAATCCCAATCACACAATAATTCATAATCATTTTCGTCCCCAAATAATCCTAGCTTGTCTTCACAATCAAATTTCTTTGGTGCTGTTATTACTTTTGTCATACTTTGAACCCTTCTAAATTCATTCTTTCACCAGCTTCACTTTTGTCGAAAACAGCTCCGACATCTTTTTCTTCTTGCCCTGCGTCCATTATATTAGTTTGTGCTGATGACTCTACATTATATAATCGCATCTTATTCTTATCAACTCCGACCACGAATCTTTTATAATAGTTTGGATCAGAATATCTATTCTTAAGTTGCTTAATCATCCATTGTCCCATATTGTCTAGTTCTTCACTAGCAATAATTGCGAACATTAAGTCAGCAGTTGCTGGTAAACCAAAAGACTCCGAAGTATCTTCAAGACCAACATCTGTATTATTATAACCACCTCTTGTCGTTTGAGTAGCTGATACGAGAGGACAATTATATTCAACTGCCAGTCCTCTAAGTTCTTCGGCAATAGATTTAATGTAAGAATATGTATTTACATTAGATCCCATCTTTAATCTTTGTGAAGCACAGATATTCAAATAGTCAATGAATATAATATCTGGCTTGAAACCTTTTTTCATTTTTAGTTCTTCAAGTAATGCTCTGAAGTGACCAGCATGAGCAGACCCTGTAGGATATTCTTTTACAATTAATTTACCTTTGTTTGTATCTTTAATTTTATTAATTCTTTTACTGAAGATCCCATGGTCAATAACTTTAATTTCATCCATACCCAAGTTCAATAAGTTTGCGTCAATCCTTTCAGATATTTTTTCTTCAGCCATCTCCATAGTAATATAAAGAACATTCATACCCTCAGCCAAAACTGATGAAGCATGATGACACATAAACAAAGATTTACCAACACCTGTACCAGCCATAGCAATGTTAAGAGTTTTTTTACTCAAGCCACCTCTAGTAATAGTATTCAATAAATCAATATCAAACTTAATCTTCTCTTCAACTTTATGATAAAATTCAAACCTGTCGTCAGCATCTTCTAGATAATCATGACCAACAGAATTATCAAAACAAACACCCAAAGCATCCTGCATCATTTTAGGAATAGCATCTTTGGTATGTACTTTATCTCTACCATCAATAATCTTAATAGCATCCATAACAGTATTATATACTGCTCTTTCCTTACACCATTCTTCAGTCTTATCATATAACCAAGTTTCATTTACTGGATTATTTTCTTTTAATTCTGAAACTTTATCTTGAATAGATTTATGGTCGTTTTCAAATAAGTCTTTACGATTAAAGACCTCGTTGGCAATCATGTCTGGATTAGGAACATTATTATATGTAAGGAATAATTTTGTATATTCCTCAAACAATATTCTTTCATTGCGTTCTTCAAAGTATTCAGGCTTGATGAATGGAATCACCTTGCGTGAGAACTCGTCATTATGTAATAGATTATTTAAGATAGTTTCTTCAATACGCATAATTTATATTCTATCTGAAAAAAAGTTAAAAGTCAAGAATCGTCCTGTATCGGCTCAATCTCATCTTGCATTTGTTTGGAATATGTATAGGTCTCTGGCTCAACTGCTTTGATTGCTTCTTTCATTTCATCTTCGCCACCTCTGAAAAGAACTTGCTTCTCAGCCATTTGTTCTTTTATCATAGCCATTAAAAAGTCACCAAGTATTTTTTCAACTTCAACCTTTGGTACTGTCCTATATTTATCTGGACCCTCGATCTCATAATTGTAATCAAGTTTAATAGTTTCATCCTCAGTGGGTTGAAATGCTACTTTACCAAAGGAAACAATCTTATCCTGTAAAATACCCTCTGTGATTTTAAGTTTCATAAACCCTTGTTCGTTGGTTTCTTCTAAGACTTCGTGGGGTAATTGTTCCTGAGCAGTTGCTCGCAACTTGTCAGTATGATAATTTTTAGTTTCCCATTCTTCTTTTGCTTTTAGATAATCCTCTTCCGAGACATAATCATTAGCAGAATGAATAGGTAGATATTCCTTGGGGTTATTCCCCTGAATTATCTCGCTCAACTTCTTTTTCATCTATTTCCTCTAATGTAGATCCACCATACATAAATTTAGTTTTTGTAAAGGCATCTATTTGTTTAAGAACATCTTCAGTAAAATACTTTTCAGGATCGTTGGCGATATGCTTACCGAAAACTTTTTTTCCATCAACAGTAATCCTACCACCAGCAGCATCCCAGATACCTGCTTCAACTGCAAGATCTGTTAGTCCATGATAACGAGAAAGTCCTTTCTCAAAGTTAAGTTTGCATTCTACTTTAGAATTCTCTTTAGTGAATCTAGATTTTTGTGTAGTACATCTAATAATATTTCCGACAACTTCTGTACCATCTTTATCTTTACTCTTACCCAAGAACACGATTGTAGATGCAGCATACTTTAAGCCACCTCCACCACCCATGTCTTTCATAGGAACATAAGATCCGATAACATCGTAAGTATGATTTGTCACAATCATTGGTACATCAAGCTGTGCTAGTTTTAGACTCAATACTCTGAAAGCACCTCTAACTAATTGTGCTCTCGTCATATCACGAGTATCTTTGCCCTCTGCCACATCTGCTACTTCTTTGGTGGTTGAAAGCATACCAAGTGAGTCCAAACAAAATAGGATTGGCTTCCTAGCTGGTTCTGGTACATTTTTATGGTTTTCAAGTATTCGCACAGCTTGAGTACGAAACTCCTGAATAGTAGTGACAGGAACAATCACGAACCTGTTAGAATCAATATCTCTATCTTCGAGGATCTGCTTAGTAAGAGCACCCTCTGTTTCAAAATATATAACACCTGCTTCTTTATCCATGTCTAGAAAGTTTTTAGCAACTCCTAGAGCAAAGAATGTTTTTCCTGTAGAACTTTCACCAGCAAGGGCAGTGACCTTGTTTCCTGGGAGTCCACCATATATAGATCCACTTAATAAAGCATTAAATGCGTAAGACCCTGTGTCAACAAAGTGAACATCAGAGTCTAAAGCATTTTCCGCAAGTCCTGCGTACTCATTATCAAGATTATCTATAAGGTCGTTTAAATAACCAACCATATATTATTCTCCTATTAAATTAAACTTCATTCTTAGTCGGCTCAACAATAACTGGCTCTAATTTATTCATTTGAATATTAGGTGCCAATCTATTTTTGTTTTCCGACCATTTCAATCCAACATATACTCTATACAAACCATCGGCTGTAATGAATACATCTTTATTCCATTCTTCGTATCCTGGAAGAGAAGTTGGTGAAATAATATTATTTGTTTGAGAGGTAGATCTTTCAATCATTAGATCCTCTCCTTCACCAGATCCTTCTTCTTTATATATAGATTCATTTTGAGTGATTCTACCATTTACTTGGTCAGCTAAATCCGACTTCGCAATAGTAGTAGCTTTATCTAGAGCAAACTGTAAGTCATAAGATACAGAAGAACCAACACCATAAATGTATTCGTTAGCATCCCTGTTTCTAATTATGCCTTTTTTAACATCGTGGTCTAAGTACCAAGTCGGCACTTTATTTAGAACACCATCTCTATTAGCTTCTTGAGTTATCTTAGTTGTCGAACACGCACTCACAAATAAAGCGAGCATTCCAACTAAGATTATTGTTTTAAAATTTTGAAACGATGACATGGTAAACCTCCTTCACGATTTCAATTATGTTATTAGCAATATCAGGATAAAAATAAGTGAGAGCAATCCCGATACTGATTCCAATAATATATTTCATTATATAATTATCTCCTAGTTCATTTCAGTAATTACTTTAACAAAAACAGAATACATCATCAGTTGTGCAGCTTCATATAGTAAGGCATCAGTTGCGTTAGCATCTGGGTCAAACTTTTGATGTCCCATTTTAGTCTCTTCCTTACAAGTAGTCGTCTGTATCTCAGATACGATAATACCATTCTGTACGATTTGAGTTGTCTCAGTTGTACAGTTTGGACCATATACCTTTGTCAGAGGAGCAGTGTAAGCTGGAGGAGAACACATAGTTATCCCCAGAAAGACCATTAATGTAATTACTTTATTCATTATCAGTAATATTACTTGAAAAAAACTTAAAAGTAAACCAGTGGTAAGTCATTGAAATTAAAAGAAATCCTCCAAACTCGCTGTTTCTTTGACCTTCCAGCGAAGCGATTGTACCAATATCTCTAGTGGATCGAGGAATACTTTCTCGAACATAAGGTCATAATCAGCATATTTATGTATATCAAACTCCTTAGGAATAACATCTAGAAAGGATATAACATTCTCCCTCATGGTATTTGGTTTCTTAAGATATACAAACTTAATCTTTTCACCCTCTTTTATCGTGTTATATCTGAGAGTAATATTCTTTTCTTTTAGATAATGATTATATAATAAAGCACCTCTAACATGAATAGGAGTTGCCTTGCGATATATCATTGAAGAATCTTTATATTGTTTCAAACCATTTACAGATCTAGGAAAAGCAATATCTTCAACAGGAAGTCCATTGAAATGCGTTCTAGCTTTTTCAATAAAGGCATATAAATCAGATTGAGTTCCACGAAGAACAGTTGGTAATACCTCTTTCAATAATTCACGAACAGCATGTGGTGTAGAAGATTTAATCATCTCTAGACCCATAATCTTCATCTTAGGTTTTTTATAAGATACACCCTCAGAATTATATACTGAAAGAACATATCTTTTCTTGGCAGTCCATAAACCTTTATCAGCTAGAACTTCCCTTTCCATTACCATCTTGTTGGCAAAGGCATTCTGTCTTGTAGCAAGTTCAGCATATTGTTCATTTATATATGGCATAAATTTTTCATTACATATTGTGTCTAGGAACTTAATAGTTTTATTTATGTCAGATTGTTTTTCTCCCATAACTTTATCTACAAGTTTTTCGAATGTCACATATATAGAATCTGTATCAACAGCTATAATATAATCTTCATCTTTCGTACCTATTATCTTATTAAGATAATCATTCATTCTATCGTGAATCCAACGAATAGATAATTGACCAGAAGTAGTAATAGCTTCAGCCATCTTTAAATCAAAATATCTAAAGTACTGGTTGCCGAGTGCACCATAAGCAGAGTTAAGAGCAATCTTCATTCCCATCTGATAATTGTTTTTACTTGAGATAACTTTTAATTGTCTAGGATCGTTTTCATCTTCATATAATTGTCGTGCTTGAAGCATTTCTTTTTTAGCAATCTTTCTTTGATTATAGAAGTCTTCCATAATAGATGGGAATACACCTCTAAAGTCTTTTCTATATTGAGAACCATTTGCAGCAACAGCATAATCAGATTCTTGAGCAGGATGTTTAAGATAATGGTCAACACCTTTCTCAACTGATTCTTGTTGTAGTGTTTCAGGGGAGATATTATATTGCATAATTAAATGCGGATATAGTGAGTTCAAGTCAAAGGAAGCGACCCATTTATGTAAACCAACTATCGGATCTTTTACGAATGCTCCTTCAAATTTGGCAGATTTATCTTGGTTTGACTTTGGTGGTATTACGACATTTACTTTCATCAGATAATTGTGAACAATCATATCCCACATACGAACCTGAGAAAATACATCATCATAATTAAT